AAAATTAGCCATATAGTTTTTCTTCCAACGACACCAGATATATTCTTGCGGATTTAACTCCGGAGCATAAGGAGGCAAAAATTCTACTCGAAGCCTTTTCTCATTTGCTTTTAAAAATTCATTCATTGCTTTGCTTTTATGAGCAGATAGATTATCCCAAACTATTAAAATCTTTTTGCGATTTTCCTTTAGAAGTATATTTAAAAAATAAATAAGGTCCTGGCTTTTAACAGAGCCTGTTATGATCTGGAAGTGAAAATCTTTTTTAGAAATAGCACCGATTACTGATAACTTTTTCCAAGACATCTTGTGACGAAGGATCGGTGTCTTTCCGATTAAGCTCCAAGTTTTATCGTATATGGATTCTGGCTGATTCCGCTTTCATCTAAAAATATGACCTTAAACCCTTCATTCTCTGCTTTTTTTTATACCGGGCCAAGTTTTCGTTTTCCAAGTTTCAATTGCCTTTTCATCTCTTTCCAACGCTCTTCTTTTAGGTTTTTGATACGAAAATCCTAATTGATGTAAAAGAATTCCTACGTAATCTTGATGATACGTTACTCCGAATTTTTTTCGTATGATTTCCGATACGCGATACGTTGACCAAAGTTCATTCGGATAACCGTTACTGATCGGACCTTTCAAGATGATTCTTTTTAATTCTTTCTTCTCTGAAATGGTCAATTTGGTCGGTCGACCTCGTCGACCATTCCATTTTACTCCTTCGATTCCTTCCGATTCATATCTTTCTCGCCAACGCATTACCGATTGCTTACTGACTCCAAGCTTTTTTGATACTCCGTAGCACGTGTAGCCTTTCTTCAATAGAGCAATTCCCTTCAATCTACGCTTTTCCAAACGTTTTAACTTTTCCCTTTCTAAGTTTTGCATTATGACAATGGGATATTATTGTTATATTTTTGGTACTCTTTTTTGTAGGGATCAGTAAATTCAACATGAAGCGTTGATATTCAGGAATCAATTCGAAAGTGAAATAAGTTTTTAAATCTTCAAAAACAAAGTCACTATGTCCGTTGATTGCGGATAATAGCTCTACATCCTTTATCGATAGGAATCTACTACAAGGGACAGGTTGATTATTGACAGGAATAACAAAATCTTTGAATCCAATAACTCTATCCATGAAATTGTAGCTGCGATAGCTGCCGTCTTGATTCCGTAAAAATAAAAAAAGAAATGTTGAATTTAGTAACGTGTATTTAGTGAATATGGCTGCATGGACAGAATCGAAAAATAAAGAATCTGAATTTTTCATATTGAAAATCATCGCATATATTGTTTTAATATTATCGCTTAATTCTTTAATCTTAACTTTATCGTAATTAATACCAAGATTTTCTAAAAGATCGCGCGTATCATCATAAAGATCCATTAGCTCTTGAAAGATTCCAAAGTTTAAAATACCATTGAACGTTATCTTAGAATTTCCGAATTTAATTTTTTTTGCTTCGGACAACGCTTTTAAAAACTTTAAAGAATCTAGTGCCTCTGGAAATAGTAAATCTGGTGGACTATTGAAATTTACATCTACATCGTTTTCGGTAATAGTAATCGTGAGAGAATTATTAATTTTCAAAATATTTGAAGTGGAATTTGAGAATTCAACAGAATACGACTTAAAATAGACTTCGTCATCAAGCAAAACTTCGCCAACTTCTGAAAATGTAAAAGAGCTAAATTCATTTTTAATAGGAACCGTGATTCCATTTATGAGTTTTGCGTAAAAGAAAGTATTTGGGGAATATAAGGATGATCGAAAATCCTTTTTTAGAATTGTTTTTGCGATAATTTGTATTTCTTCTTTTGGGTCTATTGAATTTATATCAATATAGTTTGAAAGATTCTTTTGTTCAGAATGGTTGTCGAGGAAGAATTTACAAATAAATTCTATTTTCTTCGCGTTCTCGGCTTCTTCCAATGAAATCTTAATTTTCTTTTTCGTAGGGCTGACGTCTTTTAAGTATCTTTGAATATTAATCGGCAATAGCAAGCAGTAGAAAATTTTATATACTTTATCATTTTCAAAGATTGGTCTTAAGAAAATAATACCACCATCGTTTAAGTAATTATTTAGATCACTTCTGTCAATGTTTATTGATTCATTTACAACTGCTTTCCGCATCGTTGATTTTATTTGTATTGGAATCTTACCTGTTATAGATTCTTTTTTGTTTGTATTGGGTTTTGAATAGAGTATTAAATGTCCGTCCCAACTTGGACCGCGATCATCTTTATTTATTCCTGAATCCAAATATTCACTATTTGTCAGCAAAGATTCAAAGATTGCAATTCCTGTTTTTTCAATTTTTGATGTGTTCATACTCATTCGATATAATTCAGATTAACTAAATATTCTTCAAAAGAAATATTCAGTTAACAAAATACAAATTTGAATTCGTGTCTGAAATTCTCAACTGCAATAAAGTTTTAATTCCTCAACAGGTTCGCTTTAAGTTGGTGAAAATAAATTAATTATTAAGAATGTATTTAATTGTCTTTAGAATTCTTCTTTAAGTAATTCTATGCAAGTCGCACCACTTCCGGTACTTGTCCGTTTCCAAGGGCGCGGAGCTGGTCCAACCGATTGGCCATCCCATTAACCACTCTACCCACCTCGGGTTCAGACTCCCACCATTCACACTTTGGTATTCCGGTCTCTGGCTTGAATGATATTGCGCTTGAAGTAGATCGCCTTCCGTGACCATCGACGCGGTTGGTGTCGGAAACTTCCTTACTGCGGTCGCAAGTCCGTCGCCGCTTTTTTTCGAAATCCCCTTCCGGTTGCTGTTTCCTGAAACTGTAGGAGTCGGCCATAGCCTCGGGTCTCGGACCTGATCCTTTAAGCATAACTGCTGTCGATGCCCCGAGGCTCGTTTTTTCCCTTCGACGATTTCGTTTAATTTCTCTTGCGAGATTTCTCCCCCAGCGCAAGCGACCGGAGTACGCCAATATCCAAATTCGTTTTCTAATATGGGGAGCTCCGGCGTTATCCGCTCCCAACACTCCCCATTCTGCATTGAACCCCACCGAGGCCAAATCCCTAAGAACTCTGTCGAGTCCACGTTTGGTAAGCATTGGGGAGTTTTCCACGAAGACGAATTTTGGTCGAACTTCGCAAATGATTCTAAACATTTCTTTCCAAAGACTTGATTGTTTTCCTTCGATTCCGGCGCCTTTTCCGGCAATGGAAATGTCAGTGCAAGGAAAACCTCCCACTGCCTGCGAAAAGTGCCAGCTCATTCAACTTCGTAATTCGAGATTTATTTATTAGGAAATCTTAAATTACGATTAGAGTTTGAAAGATTGATTTGTGGAGTATCGTGGTTTTGATCCTCTTCTGATCGAAACCACGACAGAAAAAAATTGAAAGAATCGATAACAACACGTGAAAGAATCGCCATTGAAAAATAAAAAAGAATTGTTGAGAAAAAAGTATAACTTAAAATCAAATAGAAAACTTCCGTGTTTGTCAAGGGAGTTCTCCTCTTTTAATCTCTTTTGCCTTTTGAATTCTCTTCTTTGCTAATTCATAAAACTTTTTCTCCTTTTCTACTCCTATAAATCCTCTTTCCGTTTCGATACAAGCAACGCCGGTTGTACCGGATCCCATACAATTGTCTAAAACCAAGTCACCGGGATTCGAAAAAGATTTTATTAAGAAACGCATAAGTCTCAATGGTTTTTGAGTCGGGTGCATTCCTTTCGCCATTTCCGATGGGAAACATAGAACGGAATCGGCAAAGCGTTCGCCTATATCCAAATACTGATATTCTACATGCTTCGGACCACTGAGATTAAAAACATTGGAATATTGTTTCATATTTGATTTTCCTTTTTTTTGAAACTTAGGATCGATTGTATATTTTTGTGGGTTAAAGATTGGCGATCGTTTGTAAAAAACTAAAATGTTTTCATGCGATTTGATGGGCATTTTCTTTGCGAGAAGAAATCCGGAAGCCTTCGTCTTGTACCAAATGAGTTCGTATCGAAACCATTTAGGATTACTGTTGATGAGCTTTGTAGTAAAAGGATGATTTGCTGTAAGTACTACGGCACCATTTTCTTTTAGAACTCTTTCATATTCTTTCCAAAGACTTGATAAATCAAGAACCTTGTCCCATTCGCAGTTGGTTATTCCGTAAGGAAGATCCGTTAAAATTAACTGAACAGATTTGTTGAGAATTTTAGGAAATATTTTGAAGCAATCGCCGTGATATAGTTTTACGTTTTGTTTTTGTCCTTTTGTCAAAGGGACAAACCCACGAGGACGCCGATCGCAAGGGATGGAATCGCAATCTCTAAAGTCCCTAAAACTTTTTGAAAATAGGAAGGCGAGTAAGTTACCTGATCGTAGGTATGACAAAAATACTCGGACCAACAAATCCGTTTCTTTTTTCGAATAAACTCTCCTTCTCTCGTTTCAGAAAGAAGCGTTACGACGGCCTTTGAAGATTCGATTTTTTCCCATCTTGCATGTAAACCCTCAAGGCATTGGAACCAGAGTCCACCTTTGAATTTAGCACAACCGGTTTCCCGTACGGGCGATGGAGTAAAGGTCTCTTGTTGTTTCGTAAAAGAAGAACAGTTAAGAGCGATGAATCCGGTAAGAAAAAAAATAAACATGAATCTCATCGGTTATTCCCCCGCATCCGTAGGAAAAGCACCGTCACAGGTTTTCTGAATCTCTTCGGGAATCCGCCTCGAATAACAGATAAGGCGGGTCCGATCGACCGAGTAATCGACAGGAGTTACTTTGTCGAACGTATCAGTATCCGAATTCATTTTGATTTCGATCCGGTTGACTTTGATAAAAAGAAAAACGAGAAGTAAAAGAAACGCCCGCGAGATAAGAAAAGTTTTGTGCGTTTGAAGAAACGATTTTAGTTTTGTAAGATATGAATTCAAAGAGTAAGTCCTTTTGTTAAAATAAAGAAATTACGTTTGAATGTGTTACGTGACTTTGACTAACCTCCCCCGCCGCGTGCTTTCTGGATAAACTCTCCCAAGGCTTTTAGGATTTCTCCCGTCTTAAACCAAGACATGAGAAGAACACCGGAAATTAAAAAAAGACCATAAACGCTTACCGCGCCGAACCCCTCGGAGACTTTCGCATCCGGAGAAGTTTTTAAGAGATAGAGACCGATTAAGAGAAAGAAAAGCCCTAGAAAGAATGCCTGGTTCGTAATTCGAAGCGGATTTTTTTCTACGACAAAAGAGTTTGAAAGTCTTTTCTCGTATTCAGCAGCTTCAGGTGAACTCGGATCGACTTTAAGAATTTCGTTTGCTGGAATTTTCTTTTTCAGTTAGTTCTCGCTTTTAAAATCTTTTTCGCAGTATCTTGATTGAATACCGCATAACAAAAGCCTGGGAAGCGCGGATTTGTTTTTTTTACGCGTAGTTCCGCGCCTTTGAAAATGGAAATAAGTTCAATCCATTCGGATTCTTCCCAAGTAGATTTCGTAACCGTGCAACCGAGAGACGATACACCTACATTTTCTTTTGTCGTGCCTTGTGCGTGAATGTTCAGACCAATTTTTCCGCTAAAGACTGGATCATCACTTGACCAAATATGATTTCCGTCTTTGTCGCGTCTAAAATTGAAGTTTGATCCTTGATTAAAAGCTTCGTGTCCGTGATGCGAACCGATTTTTACAAGATAGAGTCCCTCTTCCGTTCGCGCTTCCCCTTCCCTTACTCCGTACTTTTCTAACGTTTCTTCGGAAGCCTTACCGGGATCAATCGTAACGACTCTGCTTCCCCAAGATTTCCCGCCAGGGTAGATATCGAATAGAATGTCGTTAAACTTGTCGAAAGAATCGTCGTTTAGAACGACTTTGTTTTGTAGGACGCTGATTCCCCGGACGCCGATGAGAACATTTTCTTTTTCAAAATCAAGAAAGGGAAAGTTTTCACTCTCCTTAAACCTCGACTTTGTTTCCGCAATCAAACGAGGAATGAATGTTTCGTAATTCATGTCGGAGAGAATAACGAGTCTTACGGTATCGGTGAACGTTTTAAAAAATTTTTAGATCGGTCTTCGGAATAGTCATTCAAATAGAGTTCGATTCTTCCACCGTTTGATTTTGCGCGATGTCTTTGAAGTGAAAAATAGAGATTGATTGTGTCTTGGGAATTCGTCGGAAATTTCAAAACAAGCCTAAGACCGTTGTACACTGTCACGTAATCAAGAAACCTTTTCAATGCGTGTTTGGCGGGAAGAGAAACCGTTCCGTAGTGTGCAAATTCGATCTTGATCGACTCAAGATTTCTTTCCCGCGCAGATTTGTAGAGTGAAACTAAGTCCAGATAAAAAATCTCCGAAGATACAACAGACAGATTTTTAATCAAAAAAATGTCAAGACGCGACACTTCCCCAAACGAATGAAAAAACGGACCTTTTACCGTATATGGATTTGATTTCGTTTTTTTAAAAAGAACTTCTCTCCATTTCTTTAAAAACCAAAACGCGAATTGAGAAAGAAATAGAAGAATACTCGCTGCGTATCCAAGGACTCCGTGAAGGTTTTTATCCTTCATTTCTTTTAAAGAATCAAACTCATCCATTATCCCAACACTCCAAACGTAAATCCCGTATACCGAATTTTAGCAGTCTTCCACCATTCTTTAAGCTCATTACCAAGTTGTCTGATTCTGGCCCCAAAAAATGCGTTTTCCGCCGACATAGTCGTCCCGATGGATTCGCTAATCACACCAACCGACGTAGAATAGTTCGCAATCCCTCCGATGATTCCTTCTCCGTACGAAGACAGAAGACAGATCGCAAAGTATTTTAGAATTTGATCCTTTAGTTCTCTTGGAACTCGAGTTGCATGGTCGTATCCGGTAGTATAATCAACTTGATAGGCACCGGGAAGGTTTGTAATATTTTGATTGAGTGCACGAAACCCTTGAATTCCAATAGAAGAAATTCCGACATTGCCGAAAGGGACTCGTGTAAAGACCGCACGTAAAATTCCCGTTTTGTATTGAATCGTCGCTCGGTTTGTAAGGTCAAGAACCGTATTCCCATTCCAAGGAAGCGTTAAGACCCACCTATGAAGACGACAAATATTTTTTCTTCTCAGTTTAAGAAAGAAATTCGAACTTTTGGAAGGATCATAGTCGTATGTGTCATCCCATTCCGCAAAGCCTTCGATTCTACCGGTTTTAGGTTCTAGATCAAATCTTCCGGATTGCCCAACAAGTGGACGGGATCGAAAAAGCCTAGGATAAATATCCCAGTCAATTTCAGAGGCAAATGCCCGAACGGTTTGGTCACACCAATTTTTTAATTGGAAATCTTCAAGTTGAGTTCCGCGCGTAGTGAGAAGCGGTTCGTTCCCGAAAAACATGATCCGACGAAGCTCATCCGGATGAATGAGAGTTCCCCAGCCTGGAAGAGGAGAATCGGATTTTACAAGTTCCGGATAAATGCACGCACTAAGATCGTGGTACTCGTAATCCTCTTCCTGTTTGTTTAAATCTCCGTCAAATCCGTAATTCAAAGTAAAAAACAACCAAAAAAATATTTCATTCTTCTAATGTGCGGAATTGACTTCAATCGGAGAAGAGACCGGATTTCGCAAATTCAAGGTGCTCAAGCGGGAGTGTATGCGTCACGCCGCTTGTCAGTTCGCAGACTACACTTTTTCCGTCTGAAGCCACTTCTTTGATTTTTGCAAGCATTCCTCCCACGTTTGCCCGACCTTTCGCATACACTCGCATAATCATCCCCGGTTTTGGAAGTTTCGGACCGGTTCCGTACGTTCTTCGTTGTTCTTTGGAAAGGGATTCAAATTCCAGGTGTCTTTTAGAAATTTCTTTCTCTCTTTGGATTTCTTTTTCCGATTTTTCATTTTTGTAATTGATCCGGTTTCTTTCACTTCTTGCGTGATCGATTTTTTTCTCGCGGGGAGTTCTTACGTCTTCGTTTACTTTTGTGTTTCTAAACGCTTGATAATCGCCGTTTTTTCCGTGAACCGTGACCTTCTTTTTAACGAGTGCCGTGTTTGCGTTAGAAAACATGTTTAGTGTAGAACCTTCGTTGCATTGATCCAGAAACCGGAAACTTCGCTAACTCCGTTAAAACTTGCTTCACTCGCACAAATTGGCCGAAAGAATTGTTTGTCGCCTGACCCATGACGATCGTAATTTCGTAAATCCTGATCCGCGTTATTCCCTTTTACATGAATGGTCCACGCACCACTCGCTGCAATTTCGGTAATAAAGTACATTCGGTCAGGTGCGTTTAGAATTGTGTTACCCGGAGCCGTAAACTGGTTTTGAATTTCGAGACGATTGTAATCCTGAAACGTAAAAGACTTTGAAGACATAGACTGAACTTAACCGGTAAGTTCATATCGGAAATTAAGAGAAACGTATCCTGGATTCCGATATGCGAAAAGTACAAAACCGGGGTTTTGCACGTAAAAAACCCTGCAAAACCCCACATCCGATTTTTTAAAATTTTTTAATATCGGAGACAGTGAACGCAAAAAACGGAAGACCCCGAGGGGTGAACTTTGAACGAAATTTAGAACGAAGAACTCGAAGTAACGAAAACCAAAAACAAAATATAGACGCGAAAGTCGTAAACGATAGACTTCAATTCCTCGCAAAATCGTTTTTTAATCAGATCAATTCCGACAAAATTGCGGGAAGAAATCCCGTATATAACTACGACCAACTCCAACAAATCCGAGACGGTGTAAAGCTCCGACCGACATGGAGAATCCCTTACCAACAATTAAGAAATTCCACGTATGGTACTTCTCTTATTTCAGCGATTCACACAGTTCGGGTAGAGGATCTTACCAAATTCGCTTGTATTTCAAAAAAAACCGGTCTTTGGTTTCGAACCGAATTTGAAGAAGATCAGATTGACGATGAACTTAATTTCAAAATGCGAAAGTGCGGCCGTTTCTTCGAGAAAATGGGAGACTTGACCGAAGGTTGGCAGAACCGAGATCATCTAGGATCTGTTTTCGAGATGATGATTAGGGACACTCTCACACTCGATAGTATCGCGTTTTATTTGGTATATAACAGTTTTGGAAAGTTAATTGAGATCAGGTATCTTGATCCCGCGACAATCTTTCAAGTCGATCCGGAAAAAGGATATGGAGGGGACAAAGGAATTGCGTTCGTACAAATCATTGACGACAATATTGTAGAAACGTTCTCTTCTTCGGAAATTCTTTGGCTTCATAAAAACCATATCTCAGACGTATCGATGCGGGGTTTTGGATTCTCTCCGCTCGAAGCGTGTATATTGGATCTAGTTGCGGTCATCAATTCCCTCAAATTCAACCGAGATACTTTCACAAGACAGCACCCGCAAGGGTTCATGTCGTTTCAAGGAGACGCAACCCAAGAAGTAATCGAGTCGCTTCAACTTCAATGGCAGGAAATGATTTCGGGACTCGACGATTCACACAGAATTCCGATCATCGGCACGTCCGCCGGTGAAGTGCGCTGGACTCCTCTTTCCATTCCAAACGATATGTTATTCAAAGAGCTCATGCAGTGGTGCACGAGCTTTGTTCTCATGGGTCACGGAATGGACCAGTCGGAACTTGGCCTCAGACTCATCGGATCGCAGGCAACTTTTTCGGAAGGGAACCAGGTTGAAAAAAGTAAGCTTTCCATGACCCGCGCTAACCTTTCTCTTTTAACATACTTCGAGTTTTCGTTTAACCGAGTGCGCGAGTTTAGAGAAGATGATTTCGTGGGGATCGTTTGCGAATTCTCGGGAAAAAATCCGGAAGATGAAAAAGACAAACTCGCTAAAAATAAAGACGAGGTTTCAAACTGGAAACTGGTCGATGAAATTCGAATCGAACAGGACAAACCGACTGTTGCGGAAACTCTCGCTGAACTGTATGGAGTCAAGGAAGAAGATTACAAAATGGCGGGTGCCGTGATTCTAAATCCGATTTTTCAGCAAAATCTCCAGCTTCTTCAAAACAGAATCGAAAACTCTGAAAATGATTCCAATTCAGAATATCCTGAAATGGGATATTCTGAAAATGAGAAAGAAATGGAAACCGAAGAGGATTTAGATGAGGATCTTCTTTTTTAGAAAAGGTTTAGTTTTGCATTGGCGTTTCGCATTACACCGCCTATTGAATTAAAATAGCCATTGACCCAAATGGAATCAGGACCGCATGGAGAAAAATTGTAGATGGAAGCATTGGGACCTCCTAGACCGCCTGGAGGGTACCAAGAAAGAACGTTTAGAGAATTTGAGTCCAAAGCGGCAATTCCATTCCTTACCTGACCGCCTACGGAATCAAACCAACCGCCGATATAGAGGAACGAATTTTTTAAAACGAAACTTTTGTATGCGGTTGGGCTTGAAAATCCACCGTTTGGATAGTTAGACAGGAGACTTCCTGTCGTAGCATCTAAAACGGCAAAACCGCTTCTAGTTTGACCTGCGACACTCGAAAATTCCCCACCAATAAAAAGTTTTGATCCAGATTGTGCAAGACAACTGATATAGGGTACGGAAGTGCTAGAACTTAAAAAAGAAGGAGGAGTAAAAGACAAAACCTCCCCAGTAGTTGCGTCAACGGCGGCAAGTCTTGCTTTACTAAGTCCGCCAATTTTTTGAAAACTTCCGCCGACATAAAGAGTATTACCGTCTTCAGACAAAAAAAGTTTCTTGGGGTAACCAGTCGCCGCGCCGCTTGTCGGATACCAAGGTAAAACACTCGCATTCGAAAGATCCAGAGCCGCAATCCTTGCCCTTTGTACCCCGCTTATGCTTGTAAAACTTCCAGCAACGTACAAAATATTTCCTTTTTGACAAAATGTATAAAGTGTGAAGCCCGTACTTGTAAGGCCACCACTTGGATACCAAGAAAGAACGTTTGCATTAGACGGATCAATAGCCGCTATACCATTTCTCGAAATACCTCCTAGGGAAGAAAACGCACCTCCGACTAAAAGCATCGAACCGGTATAATGAAACGAAGAAACAAAGTTGATTCCCCCTACTCCGCCAGTTCCTTGAAAAAATGGAAGAAGGTTGCCAGTGACAGAATCAATCGCCGCAATACCGTTACGAACAACTCCGCCGATAGATGTAAAATCACCTCCAAGGAAGATTGTATTTCCAACTTGGATCACTGAGTAAATAGCCCCCGATGAATTTAAAGCTCCGATAGAAATTGGATCTACATAAGGTTTAAAATTTACTTTTTGGAAATGCGCAAATGGTAAAAACATTCATTAACCCATGTTTAAAACACCCGAAGAAAAAATTTGACCCCCCACTTTTATAAAAGAGTAAAAGTCTTTTCTTCCGGATAAAGAAGATGGTGTTGGAATAATGGCACCCGACCAGAGAAACGTTCCTCCAGACCAGGTAATTGTATACGGCGAACCAGTAGATTCAAAGACGACATTTACTACTTCGTTTTCAGTCATATTTGAAAACGTGATCGTAGCGTTTCCGCCTGTGATTCGAAAAAGATTCGAGGTAGAGCAATCAAGTGTCCTATTTCCCGCTGAAAATAGATTTGTAAAAGGAGAAGTTTGCCTGACGTAATCGCATAACGTCTTCATTCCTGGAAGAGAAAAAAGACTACCAAGTGAAGCTGGTTTAAATCCTCCTTGCGAGCTTGAATCAAAGATTAGAATCTCATTATTCAGTCCGGGGGAAACCGAAATGAAATTTCCCGAAGCGTCGCGTGTTACAAGTTGTCCTTTGGAGATTAATGTTTTTTCAAAATTGGACGAGGGCCTTTGATTGGATAAAAGGAGACCGTCCGAATCAAGAGTGGCGACACCGAAAGGTACACCTTTTTCGATAGAGTTTAATTTGGTTAAAATTTGAGATTGCAGGTAAGAATCTACGGTAATTCTCGTAGATATTTCTTCTAGAAGTTTTAAATCCACGTACTGACGGATTTGATTGTCCTTTAAATAATCGTTTTTAAAACTCTTCATTTGTATTCTACCACAATACGAACATTACGGTTAAAAAATATAGAACTTCCCGTAAACTGAATCGAAACATTTCCCTGATCGTCGAAATACCCGGTTACCGTAGTTCCCGAAGGAAAAAGAAAATACCATTTTCCTGCGTTATCCGATACACATGCGAAAACAGAAAGAATGGAATTTGAAAGACCTGTGCTGATAGCACAAAGACCGCTTGCGTTAGTTGTTCCTTCAAAAAATGCGTTTTTTACCAAAGTCCCTTGTGGCGCATAATTGCCTCCGAAGAGAAAAACACTACCTTGAGAAATCAACTGCATTAAAGACATTTGCAGTCGGTCAAAATATTCCCGGACTGAGTTTGCAGACGGTGCGAGTGAGGTTTCAAAAAAAGACGGTGAATTTGTAAGAATCCCGTTTGTAGAAGCTATGTTGTTATATCCTTTGAAGCTTAAAAAATACCAACTACCCTTTTCTAAAGAAAAAGCGAGTTCCCATGATCCACCATCAAGGTCTAATTGCCAGTCTTCAGTTTGGTCTTCAATTTTTTGACCGTTACGAAGAACAGTAATCGGATTGGTTCCGGCAAAATTGGAAATATCTAATATACCTACGACTTCGTTATCGTCCGGATTTAAAGGAAGTGTGATTGAGATTTGATTTAACGATACGTCACAAAGAACTCTTTCGTATTTGGTAGCGGTATGGGGGGAAGTTTTTACGGATGAATTTTTTAAAGAACCAAAATTTGTTCTCCAAACTCCGTCTCCTGACAAAAACTTTTCTCTGTCTGAAATAAGCGGTGCGGGAACTAGACCTTTTACTCCGTTTAAAAGTGAGGTTGAACCTTGAAACTCCGTGTCGAGTGCAAGAGTTCCCGAACTATCGGGAAGAAGATATTCCCTTGCAAGGTTTGTAAGGGATTTTAACACACTTCGAACACCGCCGGGTGACGTGAGTTCTAAACCGAAATTGGAATCAAGACCTGGGTAGCCGTTTGATGAATTTTTTTCGGACCTTAGTTGGTATTGCGGATGATCGTTTAGGCTAAGGCCGATTAGTTGAAAATGAAGGGCCGTTCTTGCGGTTGTTTTTAACCACCTACCGGGAGAGTTCATCGTTAAATCATTCGGAAGAATTATGCGAGTCGGATCGATTAGATCGGGGACAGGGGCCATTGACTGAGAATCGAATTGATAGAAAGAAAGTTCGTCTTCTACTTCTCTGATTTGTTTGTCGTTTCTTTCAGAATTGGGAATTGATTTTAATTCTAACAAACTTTGAACAGGAGTATTCCAATTCGCTAATACTTCTTTTCTAATCCAATCTAGGTTTACCGCATCATCCGGATCTATCGGAGACGCAACTTTTAGGTTAGTGAGTCCCGTATCGTCCGGAAGTCTGAATTCGACGTTTGAACCGGAACTTTTCAGCCTCGGTCCGTTTTTACCTAATTTGACCGAACTTCCGATTCCTCGAAGTAAGAAGTTAAAAACTGAGTTCAAGTTTAACCTAAATAAATTTCGATTAAAATTTGATTCGTATCGTAGGTTGTCGCGACTCTTAAAGAATTGATTCCACCGGCCCACGCAACAAATCCTTGAGAAGTCGGATGGTCGTGGTTTGAACCGTTGATTCGAACGACAAGCGGCGCGGGATCATCTTTTTTAACACCGATTGCAGTATCATCCGAGAGATATTTCGCAAGGATCAAAACATACTTAAACGTGATTCCATTTGGAATTGGAATTGTGACGAGGTTATCGGATTGCCTAATCGCTTTTGTAAGTTTTTGAGGCTGTTGGACTTGGAACTCGGTTGCAAATTCCTCCACTTCTCGTTCGATCGAAATTCCATTTCTTTGAAATAATTTAAAAAGAATTCTGTGAATTTCCATTCCTCTAAAATAATGAGAAATGAAAAATCGGAAGTTTCATTTCGGTTTTACAAGGATTCCGGCGGGAGAAACAAGCGACGCGAGTTTTCCGATTCCGTTAACAAGAGGTTCTGCATATTCACTAAGTTTTTCTATCCCTGATACGATTCCCGTAATCGAGGTTGAGACTACCGGAAGAAGTGTTTTTTCGATATTTTGCACCGTATTTGTAAGTTTCAACATAGCGCCTTTGTTCTCTTCGAAGAGTTTCAACATAGCGTTATTCAGTTCGTATCCAACCTTGGCCGCCTCTTCTCCCGTTTTGGAAGCAAATGTTTCTTTTTTTAAATTATCAAGTTCAAGGCCTTTATTGTATCCCGCATGTATGGAAGAATTGTCGTTTGAAAAAGCTCCATAACCAAATTTTAAAGACGACATTTCCGAGAAACTTCCACCCCCCATTTTGTGAATGATCCCGCGCGTGTTTGCATCCATTCCGGATAACGCCGAGGACATGTATTTTCCCGGATTTGATTCGGATTCTCGGATCGCTTTAAAAATGTCTCCTCCGTTTGCGCTTAGTGCGCTTGCCATGGAAAGGGAACCGAATATTCCACCGCCAAACGCGCCGCTTCTTCCATGATTTGATAATTCTTCGGCGAGTGACATGCGCCTATTGGGATCTAGTTTCGTTTTATCGGTTCGATTTAATCCCACCGCAAATTTCGAGTAATCGGAGATTTCTCCAGAATATCCTTTTGTGCGCAAGTTCTCAGAAACACTTGCAAGTTTTGAAATATATTCGGATTGACGAAGACCTGAAAATCCGGAAACGTTTGCTCCACCTCTTAAAAACCCAAGATCGGCGTGTTTGTTGTCTTTTCGGATCGTTTCGAGTTCTTTAACAACTTCACCGATTCCTTTTCCTTGCGACGCGGCAAACTTCATAGTTTCGGAATCGATCTGGTTTCCTTTACCAAAAATCGATTCACCCGTTATGCGCCCTTTTGCGAGATTTGCGGAAGCAAGTTCCGAGTTTGCAAAATATCCGCTTCCACCTCCGACATATCCACCGGTTGCGCCAATCGTTGCGCTTTGCGATTGCATAGCGGCGTGATATTGTTCCCCGATTGCAGAGATTGTTTTTAAAATTCCACCGGCAACCGCAAACGCTGCGCCTGCAATGGGGATCGCCATTCCCATCGCAGTCAGTCCGTTTCCTTTCGTATCGGCTCCCCCACCGCTATTTGTGGGAGGGGTTCCAATTCCAGGGAATCCACCCTTATCAAAGTTGGAATTCTGGATTTTTATTTCGGCTTTTTGGATTTGAATTTGTTTTGTTGCATTAGAATATTTTGATATTCCAGACTTCTCATTTTCTTCGTCTGCTTCTTCATTACCTTTTTTCTTTTTTTTGGAAGCGAGGTCTTTGGCGGTGGAAATTTTTTTGTCGAGTGTGTTATAGAAACCGCCGTGCTGTGTTTCATCGAGATCCGATCCGTCTGCGCCGAGTTTTAAGGCTCCAGCACTTCCTCCGTGATATTTAGAAGCAGCTTCCTTTGTATGCTTCCATCCTTTTTTAAAAGATGATTTGAGTTTTTTCCCAGAACCAAAGTTCCAACTTTTGGAATCAAAAAAAGAAAATCCTTTTTTTCCCTTTTTTGCAATCCTTTCTAAATCCTTGTCAACGTCTTTAAAATCCGGTTTTGCGTGGACCGTTATATCAAGCGATTCGGAAGACATTTAGATTCGTAACTCTCGTTCTATTTTTTCGAGTATTTCTTTTTTCTTATGTTCTCCCTGAGCCTGAATCTGTTCTTTCGAGAACCCTGCCTCGTCCTTTAGGATATTTATCATCTGCGGACTGATTGATTCGAGAAATTCGCTTGGATTCATCTTTTCGACCTGACGTTTCTCCGAAAGAAGGCGCGTTCGTTTCAGATATATTTCTGTGTCTATTCGGCTCAACGCTTCGATCAGGAATTTTTTCTGCTCGTGAAATAGGTTGCCGAGGTTCGTTACTCCGTGAGGTAGAATCTGAAACTCTTTTATCAGAATGAAATCGATTAGGTTTCTCTCGTCTGAAATTGCCTCCTCGAGTGTCCCGATTTTTTTTTAACTCGGTTTGAAACCAGTTTTCTTTTTTCTTGTATTCGTTGAAGAGTTTTACGACAAACTCTTTGTCTAGTATCTCCTCGAAGGAGTTAAATCGAAACGGAAAATTTTCCGGAAACTTTTGGATTACATAGTTGAGCGTGCATGTCGCGACTATGTATCCGTAAACCGAGTTTGGAATTGATTCAAGGGATGCGCCATTCAGACGTCTGGCGACAGCGATTTCAATGTCCAGCTCCGTGGAAGGATCTGCGATTTCAGCTTGGAAAATTAATTGTTCGCCTTCGCATCTTACCTGCAGAAATACGCGCCTTTCGGGTTCTAGAATTCTCATTCCGTGATTGTGAATGACCGAAATCTATCGGAAATTTCAATTTTTCATTAAAATTTGAAATAATCAAGATGTATCCGATTTTAGGATTTTCCAAGATTTCGGAGCTATTGGACATAGCCCTTGGTATGTTTCTTTTTGTTCTTATTTGTATTTTTTTACACTTGCTTGTGGGAAATAGTCCGTTTAAACTATGCTTGAAATTGTTAAATTCGGAGAAAATACCGATCAGATTCGTTTTATATGGACTCGCAAATAAAAATTCATCCTATCGAAGCTAACTTTTTAGTCGTAACAACTGAAAATAAAGAATATCCTTTGCCCGTTCTTATTTATAGCGTTGAGAACGAAAAAGAAAATTACGTATATGCAGAACTTTTAAGTTACAGCATCTTAGGTTATGGAAAAAATATCCAGGAAGCCAAAGAAGATTTAGTGAATCTCTTTGATTTGTATTCGTTCGATACTGCAAATTCTGAAAAACGTTCGACAATGATTCAGTCTGAGACCGAGAAAAAAAAGCTCTTCTTAAATAAGATCGATGTTAAAATGTGGGATTACTTTTTTAACCTAAATCCGCCAGGTCAGGAAGACTTTAAAGGTCTTCGTGAAGCACACTACGCAATCGCTTCTTAAGAATGCGACTAAGCGAACTTTCGAACATCCTTAAATCTCTAGGATGCGAAATTCATCCGGATACGAGAGATTACGTTATTGCTTCCGGAAGTAAAAAAATTCTCTTCCTAATCAAACGGAATTTAAACAGCGGGCATTTTGTTAAATGTCCAATTTCATTTTATAGTAGCGAAGATCCCGAAGTCCCGCTCAACTTACAATCTACAATCCAAAATGCACTACTTCTTACTAAAGACTGGAAGAAAAAAGAGGAAAGCGTTTAATTAAACGCTTCCATCGAAAAGTTACTTGTTCGCCTTCGCATCTTACATGAGAAATATGCGCTTTTCGGGTTTTAGAATTCTCATTCCGTGATTGTGAATGACCGAAATCTATCGGAAATGTTAAAATCTATAAAAATTTAAAGAAAAATTTATATTTTTTAATTATACGTGAATTTTGGACATAATTTTGGGTGTGTAAAATAATTCAAAAGTGTATTTTTTAGCACTTGATCGAGATCAATAGTCGAAGTATTGTAAACTTGAAATTGTTAAATTCGGTAAAAATGCCGAATGAATCAGTAGGAAAGTAAATCAGAGTTTTTATGAACCCTTTCGATGAAATCATTCCAATTAAAGCCATTTCTTTAATGAGTAAGATTACCCCCTCATTGAATTTTCCAGTTTTGCTGTATAAAATAAAAGGCGATGAGAATGATCTATTTTACGCAGAGCTATTAGAATTTAGCCAAATTGGAGCCGGGCGTACAGAAGAGGAAGCCGCTGAAGATTTAATTGAAGGTTTTATTTGGTATCTAAAAGAAGCGAATAGTAATGTTGAAAAAACAATGGTTGTACCATCTCCCAGAGAAAAAATGGAACTTTATAATGAGCTTCAATTAAGAAATCATCACCCTGCTGTCAGTTTTAGCGATTCTCCTTACCGCAACGATATTCCTAAATTAAATAAATCTAATTTAGTGTTAGCATAACTTATTTTTAATGGTCTTAGAGAACTATAAAAGATTTTCTGAGATATTAAGTAGATTATTGCATTTTGCTTGCGAAGTAAACCCTCATCCACCATTAAAGATAGAAGGGAATAAACCGGTCAAAGTAAGAATGAAAAGGACAAATGAAAAAGGTTTTGTTTATCCTTTTTCTATGAACTATTATAATCCTGACCCAAAATTTACAATAAGCCAATTGGTTTCATTAGGCAATACACTTGGATTACCTGAAAAATGGTGGGAGGAATAAAAGCGTCTAATTAAACGCTTCCATCGGTTCCCAGTCCACTAACTCAAACTCTATCTCTCTCCCCGACATTTCGTTATTCACTAGACTAAACCCTTCCGTATTCACTGCGCCAATTAGAAGTCCGATCCTTTTCCCCGATCGTTTGTCGATTATGAGAATGTCATACAAGTCATCCGCATGTGCATCGTCGTATGTATCGATTTTTACAACGCCGTCAACGGGAGTAGTAAGGATATGAAATTCACCCGAAGCGGTTCCTTGCCAGTCAAGTGATTTTAGACCTTTCGGTTTTCTTACACCCAGAGCTTGAATTCTTTCGATATGGTTGTTAATGTTCACGCGAATGGATTTCATAAAACCAACCGCTTGCCCGTTGATTTTCACAATCGCGTCGTTACCAGTTAATATATTCGGATTCGGTCTTGAACTTCTAGCCAAGTTTAGTTCCCCTTGCTGACGCCGCGAGCGACGTCTATTTGCAAGAGAAAAAACATAAAGTTAATCGGAGTAACGATCAGCCCACTGGGGAAAACGAAGTAGATTGCATCACCATCGCGGCGTATGTCAAAATTTTCATCAAAAGCGTCCTCACCCGTATAAATGTTCCGGGTGAGCCAACCGTATTGCGAAATATATACATTACGAAAACGTTGTGTAACTGCAGTGCGAATATCGGCGTCTGTTAGATTTGTGCCGAGTGCGTTCGGATCGGTTGGAACTTCGCCCGTAAAAGAAACATTCAGCCATTCTCTAAAATCTTTCACCAAAGCAAGCGCCGTGCAAACGGTAGAAGCCTGGTTTTTAATTAGGTTTTCTGTTTGATAACTGGTTAAAGCGAACTCGATTTTAAAAGGTCCGTTGTTTGGTTTTTGAGTAACAACAAGACCACCGGCGCGAAGAATCTTTTTTATTTGCATTTTAGAAAGAGCCTCAGGCGCATCAAGAATATTCAAATCTTTGAACGTAGCAGTTTCTCGGACATTCCCGGATGCCTTGATCGCATTGTGTAATACGGCAAGCATCCAGCCTGGATATGTTTTTAAAGAAACGCGGTCGGATGCGTATCTCGTGACGGGAGAGAACCCGAGAACCATATACTCGGAGTTCGTCGATTTAATATCGTCGATTCGCTGATCGATTGTGCGTGAAAGATCAAGACCCGCGCCTGCGAACCGTTCGTCGGAACCTTCCGGAGAATTTCCGTTAGCGAGTTTGTCCGCGAGATAGAGTCGAACCGTTTCAAGGGACGTGCAGACATTGACATAGAATCCTTTAACGAGTTCTGTATCGAAAACAGTATCAATCGCATTCAAGTAGTCGGTTGCGGTTGCAGGCGCAGAAGTCCCGCCGGCGAGATATGAAAAGGATGTCATATCTGCGCAGGGTTTTCTTTCTGTTCCCGCTTCAATTTCTGCAAGTCCGTTTGTAAGAAAAAACGTCTCCTGCCAATAGAGAAGAGATCGTAACGTGTATGGACCTGTCTTTATATCAATCGCGTCGGAAGAAGAAATGAAATCTAGAGTCTTTGTTTTTCGATCCGGTTGGGATAATAATACCGCAGAATACCCGGGACGTGAGTTGATAAATCCTACGAGTTCCGAAATTGTCTCGTAATCTTTAACCGGAACGGATAAATCCGCACTTCCATCGGTCGATGGCGTAGCGGAAAGTATAACTCTAAAATTTATACCGTCGTACGTCAAACTTGCAACACCGGCGTTTCCGGTATAAGAAATTCGAAACTCGTTTGCTTCGATCGGAGCCGAATTTACGATTCCGTCTTTGTCCCCTGCTTGGATTACAGTTCCGCCATTTGCAATGCGAAATCGGATTTGATTTCCGCGCGGACCGGGAATCTGTGCTTTGATAGTATTCGAAATTCCTGATGTAATAGAGGGTATGGAAATGGATGCGGATAAGTTTCTAGAAACATTTAACGCTTTGATCGTTTGAGGACCATTCGCAAACCGGGAATCTTTCGAAGGAGAAAATGCGTTGATTACTGCATCCGCCAACTCACCCGATCCGAGAATAGACCTTGCTTCGTCGGCACTCGTAAATTCCAAGATCCGTTTTGAGTTTGGAAGATTTGTATCGTTTGAAAAAAATCCGTTATCTGCCGAACCGATTAAAACTAACGTCGTGAAATCTTGACTGATTCCGCCAGACTGCGGTTTTGTTCGAAAAGCACCTCGCGCACCTGGCTGGATGTATCCGCGCCCAAGGAATTCAACTTCACGCGCGCCCAAAAACGGACTCCCAAACCTGCTCGTAAGTGCGGTTTGAAATTCTGTTTAGTTCTCGATAGAAATACTCGCGAAATCGCGGAGTAATCGTTTTTCCGAGTTCAGTTTCTTTTTTTAAAAGAAATTCTTCTGATGTTTGCTTTTTTGAAAGGGTGAGAGACTGTTTACTCTCTTTCCCTTTCAGATTCAGTCCTTGATCCAAGCCGTTTGTCCTTAAACCCAAAGTTATTTTCAAAACGGGTTCTACTTCGAGAAAGAGATATATCGAACTTCTTAGTATCGGGGAAAAGAAAACTTGGTTTTGTTCTAAAAATCGATTTGGTTTGAACGATACGAATCCTAATCTCAAACCCCCAGAAGGGTTCTGCGAAATCCATCGTTGTTAAGTTTGGTTCAGAATCTTCGGGAAGAAAAACGCTTATCCCCGGATGCAAAATTGGAAGATCGTTTGAAAGAAGTAAAGTAACTGCGAGTGACGAATCATAAAGAAACCGGTTTGTCGTTCTTCCCGCGTTTCCAGTTACAAAACCAGTGATAACGACGTCGCTTTCGCATGTAAATTGAAATTGTTGAATGTGTTTTTGTCTTGAGAAAGAATCTAAGAATGCTTTCGACGGAAGTCTTTTTGATTCCGGAAGTTCTGCAATCGATTCTAAATATTCCAAAAAGGAATTTGAGTTTTGAAAGTGAAGTTCATTGAGTCCCAAAAATTGAGTGTGTTTTTCAGTCGCGCACTCAACTCCGAGTTTTGGAAATTTTGTATTTGATCCTTTTGTAGAAATACCCTGCTGATAAAGTGGGTGACCGTGTTCAATGGGAACCGAGATATTTCGTTCTTCGAGTCCAAAAAGTGGAAGACAACTCCTAAAATAATCGACTACCGCGTCTTCGGGCGGTGCGGGATACGTGACAAGAACGGCTCCTTTGTCGCGTCCGTCTTGCCGTCGCGAGTCTTCTTCGCGGAGTGAAATGTCCATTTATAAAAAATAATGGAAGAATGAGAATCGGAATTAACGTTGTGTTGAAAAATACTTGGATTAGGAAAACCGTCGTCAAAATGAAATCTTACAAATTTTATAAATGCCTTTCAGTATTCGTATGCATTTTAATTCTATATTGCAAAAAAGAAAATTCGGAAGAAAAGAATATTCAAAAAATCGGCATCATCAATTCGAAAATTGGGATCAGACTATTTTTTGAACCAATCATGGGGCCAGGTTATAGGCAGTTAAATTTTCCATTTGGTACGGTGGTATCAATATTAGAAACAATTCCTCCCGAAGAAAATCGTGGATCAAAATACGAAAAATATAGTTGAGATAGACTCAAAAAATAAAAAATGTTTTGATCCCGTTCGATGGTACTAATTTTTCTTTTTTCTTAAAAGCTCCCTTATTAAATCCTTCGTGTCCATAGCAACCGCACTTTTTAGTTGTTTTGATTTTAACGCGCGCTTTACGTCTTCTTTAACTCCACTGAAAACTTTCTGCGCGGGAATTGCGGGTTGAAAAAAATCCCGACTGAACTGGTTTACAACGACGAACTTTACAAAAGATCTTTGAACGTGACCATTTTTGTACACCTGTTCTCTCGCAAAAACGTTTCCTTTCCCAGTCATTCCAGGGTCTTGTCTGTATTTGTACCGGTTCCGTGTCACAACCTGACCGTGCGCGTTAGGTTCTTTGTAGGTTCCGGTTTTTATTAGAACAGAATTGATTTCGTTGTGTTGGGGCGACACGGGAGTGCCGTTTTCGTTTTTGAAAATCGGAACAACAACGTAAGGTCCATGCGGACCCATTCTTGCGCGGCTTCCGCCAAGAAGTGCAGGACGCATATCATACCGACCGCGACCGTTCTCGATAACCTTCATGTAATTGTATTTACCTTGATTCGGATGAAAAACCTGAAACCCTCCCGGAATTTTTTTGATTAAAATCCCCCCTCCTCCACCGGCACGATTGGACATAGCCATCCTTCCCCACCATGCAGGTTTTGCGGAAAGAACGTTATGACTCCACGAACTTTTGGCAGCGACCGCGATTTTATTAAGGAGTTGTTTTGTTCTTGGAAACTTGCCTTTTTCGTAAAGTGATTCGTAAGAGGACATTTAAAAAAGGGGGCTTTTACGCACCCCAAAAGAATTCAGAAACACAAAATCATATTAAACTTAAAGTCTTACCGGAACGTTTGTGAAAACTCTAAACTTTTCAGGTGCTACGTTTTGTAAGACGTGATAGCCTTCCACGATTCCATGGCGACTTCTAAACGATCCGCCCGCGCCGTATGGAAACAAAGTTTTCGTGTATGGAAGCAGCTCCGAAAGAACCAGAGTTCTGGTCGCATCACTGGAAGATTTTGAGTTAAAATCTCCGACGACCATGATTGTCGTTCCGGGTAGATTTTCGTTCAAATCTTGAATAATCGTATTTGCACCAAGGTGATTTCGATTCACTTCGGTCATGTACAAAATCAGATTCGAGTCCGGTGCTGTTTCTCGAAAAATCACGTATCTTGTTTCGGGTGCACCACCGGTTTGCGGCGTTATTGTTAATTCCGCGGCGCCTCCGTTTGGAATTGAAACTTGGATTTCATTACACGCGCCTGAGAATTCTCTGAGAGTTCCCGAACAAACGCGGTATTTGTAATTTCCGACGTAACTTCCCGTGAAAAAAGAATTCGGAACACTTGCGATTGGATCAATTGTTACTGTCGGCGTCGGAGGCGAATCTGTGTCGCTTGTTGCGCCTTCCACTAAGTTCCCTGCGGCGTCGCGTCTCATAGGAACGCCCCACTCGTGGCGGTCCATCCATATATCGTCGTCAAACGCAATCACGTTTCCTTTCGCGTTCGAGTCCGCGATTCCATAGACGATATTTGATAGAGTAGTATTTCCAGGCGATTGGCTATTGTTCTGTAGTACAACGTTACTTCCCAATCGATCGAAACTTTGATCGTAGAGTGCCTTTGTGGCCGGGTGCATTTTTGCATAGTTCACAAGACCAAAGGCTTTTGTTCTAATTTTAGAAGAGTAATATTTTAACTGATCAATCGGAGGAAGCGATCCCCTACAATCGTAATAATATTCATTTCCAAGAGCTTTGATTTGTGTTTCGAAACCGTCTTGTTCGTTTCGATTTAATTTTTTTCGTCCGAACCAAATTCGTCTCATCTGGTTTTCCATCGCTCTACGGAGTGCTGAGTTTGATTGTATGAGCTCCGGATCTTGTGTGTTTTGAACCGTGTCTACGACTTTGTTAAACGTAAAACCTTCCGCGGTATAGTTTACTTCGTTGTAAAGCCTTTCCATCTGTGCATCTCTAAAACTCGGTTCGTCGGACTGCCCTATATTCGAAACTCTGTACCAAGCGCCGCCGTGAGACGTCTGGCGATTGTATTCGGCGAGTGTTTGCGTAATCGTTCTTCTTGGAACTTCTTTAAGAAATTTAAAGTCCTTGTCGGTTGAAACGATCGCGACTTCCACTTTATCCATCAACTGCATGGACAAAGTCGCACCCGAAGAATTGAAATCTACAAACGGACTTGCGCCGTTTTGGGCCGTGTTTGCTTGGAAACTTTTTTGAATTTCGAGTAGTTGATCTAATGAATACGGACCGATCATTATTTTTGAACCTCTCTGAACTCGTTTACAAATTTAAAAGCACGGTCTGAAAGTTTCCAAGTGGACTGAAAATAGGAAACGTCTTCTAAAGAACACTGACCGCATTCCATTCCCTTGATGATAAGTTGTCCGACTTTGTCTCTGCCTTCAACCGAAACATAATTTTGAGGAAGTATGTTTGAATTGGATTTCTGCACGGTTATTACAGGTGTCTTTTCGTTTGCCGGACGATTCGAAAGTCCTGTAAAATCAGATTTTAATTTTAGAAAATCGTCTTTGAATTTCAAATTTTCTTCGGAACGATCGAGAAGGTGTTCAATTGCCTCCGCAAGAGTTTCCTGATTGGATTTCAAGACCTCTAATGCGTTTTGAATATCAAAAAAGGAAAATTGAGCTTTTTCGATTTCGTCTTGCTTATCTTCTTTATCCTTCTTTTTCTTTTTGAATTGTTCTTTTTCCTCTTCTTCGTCTTCATCAGAACCATTTTCCGATTTTTGAATTTCGTCGAAATATGCGTCTACAACGTCAGATGCGAAATTCGCCGCAGACTCCTCGTCGACTCCTTGCGCAACCGCCCATTCTTTGATTTTTTCCGTGTCGGCAGTGATTGAACCTGCATCGAGTAGTGTCGTGGCTTTTAAAGCTAAAACTTTCAAGTCGGGTTCGTTATCGCCCGACTTCAATACATTGCTTACATTTACGCGTCTTTTAAGTCGCGTTATAGCGTTTTTGAGCATTCGTTTTCCTCGTTTAACTTTAAAAAAATTATATCCGCAAGGTTTTCTAAATCCTGACCTTCAACACAGAACTCGTTTTGAAGAATCGAACGCACCCAAGCGGAACGGATCTCGCCTTCTCTTGTAATTCGATTGGCAATATCGGAGTAAATTAAATCGACGTATCGGTCTTGTGCATCCGGATCGGATTGAAAGATTTTGGAAAAAAAATCCAGACGCCTTTCGATTCGAGAGAGTCGATCTTCATCAAAGATAACTTGAGGAGTTGCGGGCATGATTTCACTCTTTTCAAGATCCTTTAGAAATACCGCACCCTTTAAAAGCTGAACGGCAGTATCCGGATTGATTACTTCCTGGAGTGGCGCAATCGCGCATTTTTTTAGTAAAATCTTACGGATTGTTTTTCCAGAATAATCTTGAGGTCTCGCAAATCCTGAAACGGACGCACCCCAACCGTTGAAACCAGCTTGAAGCCCTTTGCGAATTTCTTCCGCGAACGTGTTCCCTGGAAAAAGACTTCCTTGGATGTATAACCCGTCTTCTTTGATTCCAAGACTTGAAGGAAAATCATCTTTAAATCCGATCCGGTTTGGCGATCCTATGATCGCTTCTGTTTTTGCTTTTTGAAGTTCTACCAGTTTTGAACCCGTAAGGGTTCCGCTTGTTTTTAACTCCCTAATTTCTTTGTCAATATGGTCGGTAAGATGATTGTAATCAAAATAACCTTGTTGCAGAAACGCGTCACGCATACCGCGGTCTTCATACGCGGATTTTAAAATGATTTCACCTTGTCGGTCTTCACGCTCGGAAGAGGCTTTGACTAGAATTTTGATCGCACCGGAACGTTCTTCCGGCGAGGCCTTAAGGATATGAAATGGGTGTAAGAAAACGGTATCCGTCATAAAAGACGGAATACAATGCAAATCGTTATCGGATTTTTAGTTTTTAGAGATTACCTTTTGATAAAGTTCTTAATTGCGAAATCGCCTCTTAGAAATCTGAAAAGGTGTATAAAGTAATTTCTTTCTAAAACAGTAAATGAATATAGATCGAGGCCCAAAAGTGGGTTCATTACCTTGGGAACAATTCCTTGAACTCCGTAAACGGTAAGCCCGAATCTATCGAATTTTCCTTTCATCGTAATTCCCATGTAAAATAGATTGTACAACTTTCCTTCTTCAATGCGAAAGTTTGCTATAATGTTGTATCGGGATTTTATCATGATAATTTTAAGATTCCGAATATACGAAAACTATACTAAGGCGGCCCCTAGTGGAACTCCCCGGATTCCAATACGCCTTGCCTTGTGTTTGAGATTTTATCAAGTCGGGCGAAATATTTTCATATACCCCAACCTCTTTTAAATCAATACAATTCTCATCTAAATAACACTTAGGATCAGAGTTATTTCCAATTGTTAAAGAAGAATTTCCGTCAAAAACACTTTCTACTCGTATCAAATTTAGAAATACGATAGAATTGATAGGCAGGTTTTCCCCTAAATTGTATGCTCCTAAAGGACTCGAAAAATCAAGTTCGATCCGCGAAACGTTCAATTTTTTAATTGGATTGGAAGATTGTATTTCATCGTTCGAAAAAGGTCCGAGGAAGGAAGGCATTTTTTACTCCTCCAAGTAATTCGAAGCCGACGGACTCCACTTGAAAGACACTTGCGTATTTGCTTTTACTTGCCCTTCGCTGAATTCGTCCACAACGTCCGTAATATACCCGAAGGTCGAAATCTCATCTTCGGGAAATGGATACTCCTTTCTTGGAGTCGTCGTTAGCTGAAACGGCATACCGGGTCGGATCGGAATAAACGGAAGATCAAAAGATCCGTTTGCAATTTTTAATTCTTCCAAATTGCAAAAAATGGAAAATAGCATATCTCTGATTCTTGAAAGTTCACCCTTGTAATTTTCTTTTTTCCCGGAACTTAAATTCTCTTCTTTGAATACAAGACCGGGGATCTTTACATGCAAAAGCCGCGGGCCGAAAATCGATCTGATTTTGTCCTCGTATTTCGGTTCGGAAAGCACAGTTCCAAAAGTTTGAAATGTGTTTTGGATAACATGGACCCCTGAAACAACCCCTTCTTCTGATTCTTCAATTTTGAAATTTTTTAGATCGTCTAAAAGAAACACATAACCCTGATCGATACCGGCGGATCTTAGATCCCGGTATTTACCGTCTTTCGAAAAAAAATAAAACGGAGTCGGACGAAAGACAACTTTGGATTCGTATCTGCCTACCTCGTATTCTTCGAAACTGCCGGATCCGATTTCACCAAAAAAAACGCCTTTTCCGAAGTGATCTTCAATTTCAAAAGATTCTAACGGATCGACAAAAAGTTCATAGAGCGGTTCGCAGAGATAGGAACGAAGAATTTCCCAAAAATTCACATACTGACCGATTGAAAATGAACTAAGAACTTGGGATTCATAAACGAAGTGTTCCGTGTATGCTTTTTTGGGAGGAAGAAAAGTGAGAAGCGCATCCGGATCTTTTTGGTCCGTCGGACAAAGAATCTTTTTGTCTGAATACCGCGGAACATTCAAAAGTTTACAAAAAAATTCGTCCCAAAAGTTCTTTAAAAGGTCGCAGAGTTGACCCTGCAAAAAAACCTTTGCCGCGCTTGTGATTACGCCTGCATAAGATTCTTGGGTTCTTGTTTGCGGTTCTCCTTCGGTTCTTTGAAAATCTAAAAATAGATCCGTATCGGAAAGAACGGTTTCCATCGGTGAAATACTAACAGAAACAAAACTTTTTCCTTCGGGTGAATACTCGCGGTTTGCGGTTTTCACCTTACCTGAGTTTAATTTTTTAAACCGGACTTCTTTTGAACCATTGGATGAGTTGTCATAATACAAGAAAACGATACTACGAACTCTGAAAATATTCTTGAACCGCTTTGATTCTCCGTCTTTTATTTCAGATAACGGAAGCGGATCAGCTTCGCCTTTTTGAACTAAATACTCTTCTTGATAGGGAATCGAAAGAGAAATTCCGCCGCGACCGGCGGACAAAGACCTGTGTGACCGGATATGAGTAACGTATTCGATGGGAAAAAATATTCCTTGCGATGAGCCGGGAAGTCTAACTTCAATCCCAAGGCGTTTCGGAGGAATTGAAATATCGGTTCGTTTTGAGATAGAAAGAGTTTCGTCTGTGGATTGAGGCACAAGAGCGAATATATACGAAATCCGTTATATCGGCGGACCCGATTTAGTCGGTGCGAGTGGGCCTGGGCTATACGTATGACCGTGTGAGTTAAACTCCTTACCGGATGATACGATTCCTTCGCCGGATTCAATTTTGCCTGTGGCTTTGATTTTACCTGTTTGATCGGTATCGCCTTGGATTTTTAGATTTCCCTCGATTTCAACGTCAGATTCAATTTTTAGTTTCGAAAGAGTGAATTTTCCTTCTCCCGTTTGGAAGTTCAGTTCAAAGACAACGCTTTGTGACGAGTCATACACTTCAATTTTGTTTGTCGTTTGCCTGACCGCATATCCGGATTCGTGAAAATCAATTACGTCCGTTTCCGGATCGAGAAACGAAAACTTTTCCCAAAACCGCGCAAGGTTTGAAAGATCAGTATCTTTTGTCGGGAATGGAAAGACCTGCGTTACAATCGGGCTTCTGTAAGAACCTGACAAAAACTCAACTAAAACGAGTTGGTCTTTTTTGATTCCGAAGGCGCGTCCATGCGCGTTCCCGGAAGGGAAAAGGGCCAGACCTAAAGTTCGAACGTTTTTAAAAATCTCTCCGAAGGTCGTTATCAAATTCACTCGAAAACGGGGAAGAACTTCTGTAACGCGTGCGATTACAGGAGGCGCAATTCTTGAATCCGGGGACTGCGGCCTTTCCTGCCATTCGAAAGAATCGTTTGAAAAATTTCTCATACAGACAAAACCACGCTACCGCCGGAAATCGATTCGATTCGGAATTGAAACAACAGATTGTCTCCGTCTTGGATTACATTTAAAAAACTCGCGGAACGTATTCGCGGATCGGACCGAAATTGATTTAAGAATTCTTGAATGTATTTCTTTTGAATGATCTCATCGGAATGAATTCCTAAAGGAATCGGATTTCCGAGATTCAACTCTTGAAAGAGCGAGCCTTTAGGAATATCAATCAAGTCGAGCTTTTCGTTTATGAGTGCCTCATCCCCTTCCACAAGCGCCAAATCACCAGTCGGCGAAACTTCAATTCCACGGTTAGAATTTAGGCGTATATCACATCCTAATAATGCAATTTCCAAATCTTTTGGATTTGGGTCTTCGGGAAGAGTTGTAAAGACGTTTGTATTTGTTGCAAAAGGAATTCGGATTGATCGTTTGAGACTCTTTGAAGAATCCTGAACGTTATTGTACCTTGCGAGTGCTTGACCCAGTTTTAGGTCTCCCAATTTTTCTTTTGCGATACTCTCCCAGGTGTCACCGGGGGAGGTGTAATAGATTCCGAACTCGTTGTCTACGGATGCGTAATTGATCGCGGCCTTGGTTTCAGTTAAAATTTCTTTTGCGGTAAATGCGTATCTGTAAACGTCGTTGTCGATCCAAAGACTCAAATCAGCGTTTGGCTGGAGTGACATTGCCTCAATTGAACCGGAAGAATCTACTGGAATTAAAAGTTGGGAGATAAGGGAAATGAGAGCTTGGCACTCGGTAACGGAAGAGTCCAGGTTTTGGCGGAATTCTGCTTCGTTGGAACGTGCTTTTCTATTTGCCTCATCGATACGATTGGAAATCTCTTCTGCGTGAAACCCACGCCTTTTTTTTGGATTCCAAAATCTTCTTTTGCACTTTCAAACGTTTTACGCGCAAGACGACCTTGTGAGTCAAATTGATCTTTCATCCTTTCCCAAGAAGTGGAAAGACGTTTTATGCCGGAAGAAAAAACTTTCAAACCGTTTGCGGCTCCGAGAAGCGCGCCGGAAAGTCGGAGTGGAAGATTGACCAAATTTTCAAGTTCGTTTACAAAACCTGCAATCGTCCTAAATGGACTAAATCCAGAGCGAACTAGTTTTCCGGTGATTCGAGATTCCAGTTCTTTTACGACTAAAAGATTTAAAGAATATTTGTACGTATTCGTATCCGAAACCGAACGTGAAATCGTAAACCCACTCGCGGGAACAATCACCTCAACCGTGCGGCCACGATCATAGTCACGGAAAACAAACGCGTGCGTTCTCCAGGTAAGTCGTTTTTCAGAAAAAAGTTTTGTGATCTCCTGCGCTTGTGAGTCGGTGGATGAATATTCCACTCGTTCCAGGCTTCTTGCAAAGTGTAAAGAAAACATAAAGTCTTGAAACTCAGAAAGTCCAGAACGGAAATCTCCACCGGCAAGACTCAAATAACTACTTCGAATTTTGTCGTAGTGAGAGGTAAGTTTATTTTTTAGAATCGCTTTCCCGGCAGAGAACGCGGACTGAATAAATCCGGAACCCGAATCCCCTGGAATTGATGATTTTGGTTTCTGCGGTAGCCCAAGATGGTAAATATGAAACTCACCTTCGAGTTTGATTTCGTGATTGTCGGGTCCGTAATCGATGACCACGACTCCGCCGAACGTTTTTTCGGAGTTCGTGCGGTTTTTAAAATTCTCTGTGTAGGAAAGCGGTCCATTGACAAAAAAATATTCAGACGAGTTCAGTGAATTGTGGGAATAGGTACCGTTTTTTAATTTTTCGTAAAACGCGAAAGAAAATACGTTTTCCGGTTCGTACGTAGGAGAAAGACTCCCTGAAAATGCGTTACTCGTTACCGAGTTAAAACCGGACTTCGCAACATCTAAAACACCCACATCCACACAGTAAGAAGGATTTTCGTATCGGAGGATTCTCCGATTCTAATTCGCAATTTACCTTGTCCTTCGTGACTGCGCCTTTTATTCCAAAGACCGAACTCGAGTATCGTCTCGCGATCCAAAACTACCTTGTCGCATCCGGATCGAGGCTTTCGAATTTCAATCCGGGTTCACGTATCTCTACGTGGATTTCCGCGATCGCTTCGGTTCTGGCCGAAGGCGACCTTAGAACGAAAAACGGATTTGAATATTCCATCCAAGAGGGAATGTATTCCGTTTTGGGATACTCAAGACTTCCGGGGCTCAAATCCGTAGGGATTGTTCGAATTGAGATAACTGGACATTCTGAAAACGTTATATTAAACGTTTTTACTTTAAATCTTTTCGGGCTTAGTTTTGAATCGGTTGCACCCGTTACGATTGCAGTCGGAGACACTTACGCAGAAATCGAACTCCGCGCAAAAGAACCCGGATCGGATTACAACATTCGAAGGCTTTCGATTAACACAAGCGAAGGTCTAGGAACCGTAAGTGTTGAACTTCCTCCAAATACAAGGATTTGGAATCCGACGGATTTTGCCGGAGGAACGAACAAAGAATCCGAAGAAAGTAGGCTCAAACGTTTCAGGAATTTTATTATCTCACTCGGGCGCTCAACCTCACTCGGAATCTATACCGCGGCGATTTCGATTCCGGGGATTGCGGGTGTGCAGCTCACAACTAATAAAAATCCGGTTTCCGGAGAAACTGAATTTGGTTGGATCAATCTCTATGTTTCCGATGGAACTTCAAATCCACCACAGACCCTTTTAGACCTCGTTCAAAAAACAATCGAAGGGGATCTAGAAGATCCGGAGAACTTTCCGGCCTATGCCGCCGCAGGAACCCAAGTCTGCGTTTTTAAAATCCCCGTAATCGGGATCAGCGTTCGTTTTGAACTCGATATATTTAAAAACTCGCAACTTTCTCCAGAAAATGCGCTCATCATAGCGACTAACGCGGTCACGTCTTACATAAACACGTTGGCAGTTGGCTTTGATGTTTTACTCAAACAGATTGAGGCAACGATTCTAAAATCTCATCCGGATTTTTACAGAGTTCGAATTCTAGAATTTTTTGGAAAACTGGCAAATGATCCGGTCCCCTCCCCTCTTCCAACACTTGCAGACATATCCGTTCCCTCGACTCACCTTCCGAGAACCGGCGGTACGTCCGGAGGTTTGATTTCCGGAAGTGCGACAAAAGTGGATCCGGCATGACAGACAACAAATTACTCGCGAGACTTCCTCAGTTCAACGAAACCGATCCTGTTTTCAAAGAACTCTTCGCAGACAAAGAAAGACACGAACTTTCTCCTCTAACCAATATCAATGATATAAACGCAGGCGCTACATACAACTCGGTCGAGTGGCACCTGCGATTTCAAGAACTTGCGGCGCGTTGTTCTTCTTTGTCCGAAGCGGAAGGTCATTTCTTAAGAAAATGGGCGGAGTTCCTCGGAATTGAACGCCCTGTCGGGATGAATGATCCCGAGTTTGTCGGGTACATCCTTGGTTATGTTCTTTCAAACGAACCTACTATCACAAAGACTGCACAACTTTTTCCGCGCCCGACCTTTGCGGTTCTTCGTCCCGACGAGCTTGGTTTTGCAAGTGACGTCTCGGCAACGGACCTTAGTCTCACTCTTCCAGGACCTGGAACAAAAGCTGTCTCTTCAATCATTACCCCCGATCGTTTGGTCAGCTATATCATATCAAACGACCTTTCGAATTTCACCGACCTTTTACTCACTGAACTAAACCGAATTCTTGCGGCGGGTACAGCCGTATACATTGGAGAAAGCTAAACATGTCTGAGGCTCAAGTAACTATCACAAATAACGAAGTCAAAATTTACTATCAAAACCAATTTCAAAAAATTACTGCACAGGATATTAACAGAATGTCGGGTGCGGAGACTGAAAACTCGATTGTTCCGGTTCTTTTGTCTGCGATTCTTGCAACGATCGGTCAGGACTCTGAAACCGCGATTGGTTTTGAAATAACATTCGTAAATTCGAATACAATCCGGGTTAGTTCAGGGATTATCATTCGAACCGACTCTGTGTATATCGTACCGGAGCTTTTACTTTCGCCGAGTTCCGGTTCCCTCGAAGGAATCTTCGAAATTGAACTCACGTCCTCTCTCACTGACCAGAAAGCGGTTCCGCTTTTTAACACTCAAACGGAAAGATTCACTCCACAAGCTCGCCCGACACGGAAAACTTTTTCCTCGCAAGTGTTCGAACAGTGGTCGGCTATTTCTGGAACTCCACCCGTATCAAATAACAGAATTGGTCTTTTGTCATATCGAAAGAATTCGGTCGGCGGTCCTGTCACCACTCTTTCCCGACTTCTTCCCGTATATGATCCGAAACTTATCGGAATTGATGTGGATCTTGATCCCGATATCGGGGAAAATGATTCACTCGCCGAAGCCATCAACTGGATTTACAATCACTTCGAAAACAAAGACTTTCTAAAAACAACACCCTCGCCCGGATACGACAACGCAAACTTTCGAATACGAACACAAGGAAACCTAGCCTTTTGGAGTAAGAACGAGGGAGGGAACTGGCTCCCTTTCGCATAACCCCGCCCGTGGGTCCAAGTTCACCCGTTCCTGGAGCGGGCGGCCACTGGGCGGGGAATATAGGCTCAAACCGGTATGACGTGTATCCGTTTGGATCATATACGATCGGAGATTTTTGGCACGTTGTGGATGCTCATATCGATTACGGATCTACGGTTACGGACTGCAATACGTGCGGGGGACAAGACTCCTGTCACCAAGTAGGGCCTTGGTTTGACTGTCTTTCTTGCCCAGGAGGGTATTCGCGTTCGGTCAGCATCGGGCTTTGTTGGGTCGGTGGAAGCCTTTTTGTGCCTTGCTGTACTGTGACTTGTTGCATCAACTCATGCAATACTTGTAATATTCCGAATTGGTATACGAGATACCGCGTTTTTAAATACGAATTTTTACAGTGGAAGCCCGTTCAAACCTATCAGGTCGCCGGACGGTATTGGAGTTAAGATTCTGCAAAATGAAACAAAGAAAACGGAATATTATAACAAACGGCTCTCCCTTTGTCTTTCCTGTCCGCTGCTTCTAAAAACCTTTCTCTCCGAAAGATGTTCTTCCTGCGGCTGTTTCGTGCGGCTCAAAGCAAAACTCGCCTCTCAGTCTTGTCCGATAGGGATTTGGGGGAAAGAATAACGGTATGGGATGTTGTAACGGAGGTAAAAACACATTGAACCAGGATTTAATTTTACAGCAGATCGGACAACTAAGCCAGATCGGAAAGAACAAAGGGAAAAGCGACGAAGAAGCGGGAAAGGATGCGTTTCGGTTTGTGAAAAGTCTTCTTGTTAAATCGCAGGAAATCGCAAGAAATTATCCTACCATAAATAAGGAGTTGATTTTTCATCAAATGGCTTCTCAAGCATTTTCTCAATATCACACAAACGACAACCAAGATGAGATTTTAGATACGGTAACAAAATCCGTTTCTGCTTTTGTGGAAATGAGTAAAAAACTTTCCGAGGAATTCGCCGTATGACCTCAATTATTTTTAAACTCATCCATCCGTTCCGGTTTTTACGATCGGGTCTTTTTACTTCCATTTCTCTTTGGTCGTACAAAAAAACAAAATTCATTTTTCGAAACTACTGGTCTTTGATTTTTGAGGAGATTCCCGTTTTTTCTTTCAACGTTGTAAAGCGCAATAACCAAAAACCCTTTAGCAGTTTTCGAATCGCGGTTCTTGGTTTTGAGTTGGTGGTTCTTTTTTACAAGAAGTAAAATACTTGCGGTCAGAGGTTATCCCCTTGGCCGAATTGTAAAAATTTTTCATAGTCTCCGAGTAAATCCTCCTTTACGATAAATTCTAAAAGTCTGTCTCGATCGATGTAGGTTCTGTCAATACTTTGCAGGATTTCATCAAAGACCCTGTGTGTTAGTTTTTGAAAATAGAGACCTTCGGTTAAAAGTGCGCGGATTCTTAAAACTTCCGGATGATGCCTAAAGGGTACGTTCAAAGTTTTTCTCCCACTAGTAGAACTTACCCCGCTTTGAAGTATCGGAAACGTTTTAGGTTATGTGACGGTTTCAGACTTTAATACGTTAGAAAGTTCGATTGCTTCCTCTATGTCTGCGAGAAACGACCTCGCAAAAAGCATAGGAATACTCGAATCATCCTCAATTTCTTTCAGTTTGGATTGAATCGAGTTTTTGATTAAAGTCAGGTCTTGGATAATGACTCCTAGTTTCCCAAGAATCGCGACTGAATTCACTCCTTTGTCCGAGGTAAGCGCAAGCGAAGCGGCAAGTTCTTTCGCAACATCCGGAGACAAAGACGTGATGTTATCGCCTAAAACTCGGTTATACGTTTTCATAAGGGTCTCGACCATGACTTGAAGCATTTTTGTATTCGCAGACGCTTTCTCTCTGGAACCGACTATATTATGAGCTTCTTTTTGTACGTTCGATGCCACGGAATCAAAGTCGAAATTCTCAAATTCTCCGGACTGTAATTCTTTGATATAGTTTTGAAGGACACTCGGACCGCGACTTCCGTATTTCGAACGGTTTTCTTGGTACCATTTAAAGGCGCGGATCTGGATTGTAGAATTTGGTTTTCCGTTTGCGTCTTTTGTAAAGGTTCCGATCACTTCCGCGATTCCTAAAGGAAGTGATCTGTCTTTTTTCTCGATCAGACGAAATAGTTCGGGACAAAGATTTGTAAGTGAAAGTCGTCTTTGAATCTCACCGAGTTTTTTTCCTAACTCTTCTGAAATTCTTTTTTCGTCCCACCCGTCTTCTATCATCTTCGCATACGCTTTGGATTCGTCGGTTGGATTTACTTGTCTTCGTTGGTTCTCCGAAAGTTGCGCGGCCAGTCTTTTGTTATTACTCGCAAACTCTTTTACAACTACGGGAATCTCTATATTCTGGTTTAGCTTTCCTTCCTCGATTAATTCTTTTACCGCTTCGTAGCGGTGGTGTCCTGCGACAACCGTCCACTGATCGTCTTTGAAATCGATGGTCATAGGAAAACCAGGATCGTATCCGTTTTTTTCGATCAGGACTTTTAAGGAATCGATCTGGTTTCGGTCATAGTCTTTTTTCGCGGTGTATTGCTCGATGACCCGGATCTTTGGAAAGGGAAGACTTGTCGGATTTGTATATCCTTTTTTCGGGCGTTCCACTTTTGGTGCGGCTTTTCTTTTACGTTTTGGTTTTACTTCTTTCTCATTTTTATTTTGGGGTTCTGAAACGATCTTCCAGCCGTCTTCCTTTTTTTCATGCGTAAGACCGTCGTTCCAAACTTTCTTAGTTCCAACCATATCCGCAGGGCGACCAACGTCGACCTTTAGGATTAAGTCAAATGCGTCTCTTGTTTCCTGGTTGGATTTTCGCACCCTTTGAAATAGTTTCTGCTCTTCGGAAAAGGAAGACGTATCCGCACCTTGAAAATTAAATTCATATTGAAGAGGTTCACTCTTTAGAATCTGAAATTCTTCTTTAGAAGTTTCACTTTTCAGAATTTGAATTTCGCGGGCGTTCTTTCTTACCTGCAAAAGTCTCGATTTTAAAAATTCGATTTTTGGGTTTTTAAGTTCTCTCTTTGTATCCCCTCTTTCAAGCCACTCCTTAAATTGAGGAAGTGTAAGAGTCACGATACTTCCAAGTCCTTTCCAGTTTTTTGAATAGTTCTTTAGGTATCCGGCGCGAGCGGCTTTTTCATCGTGAAACCCAAGCATAATCTTATGTTCATCGAAAGATCCGTCTTTGTTTTTCTGGTTGATTATAAAAACAATACCCGACTCGATGTCCGGACCGACGAATACGTCTACGTGATCCCCGTCCGCTCCTTTTGTGCGCTTTAGGTATCCGTAGTCATAGTGGATTTTATTTTTCCATGTGTTGCCGTCGTGGTCAGTTCCTGATCGATACGATCCTTTTTTGTTTTCGATCGTGATCGGAAGACCTTTTACCCAGATATGAGTTTTTTTGTAGTTCCCGGCGCGAAGCTGGGAGGGTGTAGGATCTGATTTGAGAATGTTTGAAAACAGACCCGAAGAGACAGACTTGTCTGTCTGTATTTTTTCCTCTTCGTTTTCGTTTTGGAATTCGGTTCGTTCGAAAAGGAAGTCTGATAAAAACTTTGCGCCGAGTGCTTTAAACTCTTTTGCGAGTTTCTTTCCGGCTTCCGGGGAAAGTTCTTTGGATGAATTTTTTAGAACGCGGAGAAAACACTTTCTCGAAAGGAAATTCAGTTCTATCTCTTTCCATTCTTCTCCTGCCTCATCCATAGCCCATTCTTGCCAATCGGAATTTTCCTTTGACATAGCAAGGTGAACTTTATCTAAGATTATTTCCGCAAGTTCCGGGTTAATTTCTTCTTTCTCTAGTACCTTCAAGGAAAAAGAAAACCCAGACCCGTTATACCGCTTCCGACGGCATTATGATTTCGATTTTTGTTTCGTTTCTTAGTTCATGGATTGCGCTTACAAGTGCGCTTCTTTGATCGCGGTCGAGAGATCTTACAAACCCCTTAAAATCCCCTGTCTGAAATAAAGATCCCCAAGGCAAAATAACAATCGCCGGATTTAATTTGTGAAGAAGCCTAAACGGTCCGACGAAAAGATCCTCAATCCGTTTTACAAAGGTCGGGACGTCTTTCACTGTTGCGGGATCATAGTGCAATGTCATAATTTGACCTGGAATTTCCGACTTAAATTGAATTTTGTGGATCCACGACTTAACTGCGATTTTATTCATTCCATAGAGATACAAAGGAAAGATTAAAGAAAGCCTCAGTCTGTGTTTCAATTCCGCGAGATAGTAAGTAAGAATCTTGTGAATTTGCGTTCTCTCAAAGGTTTGTTTGAACCTTTTCATTTTTTCTTTTAAATTGAACTTCATGTAAATTTTTTATTCTCCTGGAATCCCCCGCGTGTTTAAATTCGAGATCGGTTTCATTTTGAATAGCTTTGGCTTGTCCCGGTCTTCTCCGGAGCCACCTTCAATGAACCCGGATATTCGAAACGTCGAGTGATAGTCATAAATGAGAGAATAACCGTTTCGCGGCTTATCGGTTAGCCACTTGATCTTTGAATCTCCAAAGAGTATAAAATCTTTTCCTTTCTCGTGCGTTACAAGGCCGTGTCTACCTTTTGAAAAAATCCGGTCTATATGAGAGACAGGAGAATAAGAAAGTGTATCGTAGTTTCCAGTTTGAAATTGGATATACTCGGAATGCCTGAGCGTTGAGACAAGAAGCGTTACTAAATCCCCTTCACCCATGCGATAACCTCCGCCAGCGACGGCCATCAGTTCGCCTTCCTGAAACGTGATTTGGCTTCGATCAAAAATTTTCCGCGCATCCGAATCTTGACGATACGTTTTATATGCAACCTTGATTGGATACAGGAACTTGAGTTTGAAACGGAATAGCCCCGTGACCCTTTTTGGAAATACGACGCTATTAAAGGTGAATCCTGAAAACTCTACTTCCTCGGGTTCGCCTTCTCCGGAAATAAAGAAAACTTCTTCAACGCCGACGATCGCACCGAGTGGAAGTTTTGGAAAAAGAACGTATTCGTTTTCTCCTGTCCCCTCTACAAAAAGGCTTTCGGCCATCTTGACCTTGTAGCGGAGTAAAACGCTATTCCAGTATTTGAGGTCCTCTTCAACTTCGAAGAACTCTTCGTGGATTCGTTTGATCGACAAGGGTTTAAACGTTTCTCTTGAGATAAGAGTCGCAGAAGAGATTTCGGAAATCGGAGCAAAACGTGTAAAGACCTTCTTTCCTTCCACCCTGTAAGCCATTTCTTCCGAGATTTCCAATTCCTCTTGGAATGTCCTTACCAAGCCTTCAAAACAGAATTTGCAATCGGGAATTCTTTCCTCTTGCGGACACGGACAGGGCGTAAGCCTGTACCAAAGCGCAGACTCACCCCGTCTGTCGATCATCTCCTCGTTTGTTAAAGGAGTAAGAACATTCGGTTTTGTTGTGATCGAAAAAGGGGTTGTACCCCCAAGGCCCGATTTTCGCAATGTATTAGAGTCTTTGAATGTGTGTGGCTTGCGTTACGAACTCGGATCGTTTTTTGTCGTAACCGCGACGCAGTTCAAAAGAGACGGTCATTCCCACCTTTATGTGTTCGTCCTTTATCTCAGAATACTTTGCATTGAAAAAGTAATCTCTTCCGTCCGAGGTGATAAATCCGAAACCTCCTCGATTTTCTGTTCTGTTCCAGGGTACGTATTTTTTGATTGTTCCTATAAAGTAATCTTCTGTAGTGTCTTGCATTTCCAACTGATGTAATTTGCGAGCCAAGTCCCCGAATCTTCGGGTTCGTGACTACACATGGGTTCCTCCCAGACCCCAATTGAAAATAACTCAGTTTTTGTTATCGGGCCGTATTTTCTTTCGAGCCTGATTCGTTCCTCGTTAGCCTCCTCGTTTTGTCTGTATCTTTCATTGGTGACGAGTCTTCGTTTTGCGTCCCGGACTCTTCCCTCTCGAAATATTTCTGCGATTTCATCGTCGTCTTCTTCTCTTTCTTCTTCAAACTCTTCGTATTCGTGCGAACAGTTGGGATGAACCGGACAGCAAAGCCAAAACTCGGAAGTCTTTCGGTCAGCGTTGCTTTTTCCCGGCCACACCGCTGTGGTTGTAACTGGATCACCGTAAAACTGATCGGCTCCCAAAAAAACAAGACCAAGTGATTCCATATACTTTTTGTCGTGTAAGTGATCCAGAGAAGGAAAAACGCGCGCGATTTGGCCTAAGAATTCTTGGCACGTCTCACAACTCACAGGTTTGTGATTTTCTTCATGCAAAGAATTAGTAACTTCCGCCGGCGAAACGCACATACGTCACAGAGGGTCTCTCGTTTGCGAGACAGAGAAGTTTTCCGTTGTTAAAGTTTATCTGAACCTCGGTATATGCAAACCGAGCCATGTCCCGGTTTAGATGATCGGTGACAAGTTTCTCATATCGTCTTTCCCGACGTCTCCTGAGTGAATCCGAAATCCCTTCTTCAAAAAGATCTAGGCTTTCTTTGATTTCGTCGTCATCGGGTGAAATCATAAGGGAGCGGATTTCTTCCTCGGTTGCGTTTCGCGCGAGTGCTTCCGCGATCTGTCTTCGATACATCTTCGTAATCAGCTCATACGCCTTTCCTTTTCTTTCTCCGTTTTTGTCATATATGGCAAGCCATTCCGCGCCTCTACCTTGTGCATATAGAAGTCCATATGTTTGTTCTTTCGTGAGTCCAATCTCTTCTTGTAAAAGTTCAATGCCTTCAAGTCCCGGAAGATTGTTCGCCTTTGCGGTCTCGGAGAATTCCGGCAAAGTCATTTTTTTAAGTTCGTCTTCGTTGACTCCGCGACCGAGTAAGTACTCTGCGACATATCCAAGGATTGACGCCTTGTTTCGTTCGTTTAGATAGATCCGGTTCCAGTCTTGCGCGAGAAAATCAAAAATCTCCTGATCGACCGTTTCTAAATCTTCACGTCTTACGACTCCTTCGGGAAATTCTAACGTTCCGGTTTGATTTCGAAGATATGAGTAGTCTTGACTCGGTTCAGGCGATATATTTAACGTTCTTGGCATATACCTCGGCCTATCAAGTAACTCCCCAAAAAACTTTCTTCGCAAAGCTCCGAACACGTCCGACCAAGTCGATTTTGAAACTCGAAAATGAATTCCGTTCTTTGGATCACCAAAAAACGCGTATTGGAGTGAAAGAAAATAGAAAAGCCAGGCATAGGTCAGTTCACGGACCGAGCGGTATTCTGAGAGCGGAGATTCCCGTTTCAAAGTGAATTCTCCTTATCTATCTCGATGATTCGGTAAGAAGTTTTTCCGCTTTCCAAAAAAGGATATGAAGAATCGTATCCCGAGAGTTTTGGTTAAAGGTCGCAGAAATTACGGAATCAAATACGACTTGCCTGTCTTGCGCGGAAAGAGACTGCACGCGATTGGAAAACTCGGTATCGGTTTCGATAGTCCCAAAACGGATTCCAGTCTCACGTAGAATCTTATACGCCTTTGCAAACGTAAGATACAAAATCGTATCCCGATTCTGTGAATTCGATATCGAAGAAATAAGGCTGTCAAAAAGGGTTTGTTTTGATTTTTCGTCTAAACCCAAAATTTCCTTTGTAATTTCTAAATCCTGTCGGTCTTCTTTTTTTGCTTCCTGTTTTGAAATCTCTTCTAACTTTTCTTTTTCTAATTCGATCCTTGCGTCCGTCTTTTCCATGTCTAACCTCGTTTTCTTTTTTAAGGCTACTTGGTTTCAAGGAATCGGAATTTAGAATCTATTCCAACTCTCCCCGATTCCAAAACGGGAGAGTCTTTCTTTCCTGAGTGCATCAAGACCTTTCGGTTTTTGACCCATTTCTTTTTTTAGTCTTGCGAGTGAAGACGTTACGATTTGATTTTTTTTACCGACTACCCTGAGTGAAAAATACCGGAGTGCGTCCATTGCGTGGTCGTAATTTTTAATCGGAATCTCTTTCGCGTTCTTGTTATCCTTCGGATCCTCCCAAGAGTAGATTGAGAATTCTTCGATCGTATGAACGCACGACCGAAAGATACGAAGTTTGATTCCTTGCTCCACCTCGAGTAGTCTTATAACGGCCTGGATTCCGGTGGAAATATCCTTGTCGGCGGTGAGCGTTAAAAACCCGCACTCGGCCATAGTCGCACGGTCCTCCGCGTCGTGGTCGGCTGTGATAAAGAGATTCGGTTTACGTTTTGTTTTTAAAACCTCGCAGTGTGCGCGGACTGTTTTTTCGGAAACGTAATACTCGTCCGCGAGATACCAAGTTTCGTTCGACTTATCGAAATAGAACCAAAGGAACACGAAAGGGTTTGTGTAACCGAAGTCGATCGCACCGGCACAGTCCCAGCTTAAAGGAATCTCAAACGGTTCAACGATTGCAGATTCAAATTTCGGATATACAAGACCTTGAACGTCTACCCACTGTCCGAGATAAAGCCGGTCTCGTTCGATTCCCGTCATCTCTTCGAGCATCTGTTTATACTCATCACTTATATACGGGTTGTCGAGTGGCGTCCAGTGCCTGCGACTCATCCTCGCTATGCGGTGAAGTGGTAACGCGTTTCCAATTTCAGGGTCTTGTCTAAGAACGAAGTATTTATATATCCAGTGGAACCGGTTTCTCGGGTTACAATCTACAATCAGTTTGTTTGTAAGATCGGGTCTTACAAACGAGAGACGAGTTTTAATTTTTTGAAACGTGGAATACGAAACTTGAGTCGCCTCGTTTATAAAGATCGTGTTATACTCGGTTCCCATGATCTTTTCCACACGGTCGGAATCATCAAGTCCCGCGCCGTAAATCTCAGAACCGTTCGTAAACGTTACGATCAAATCCGATTCGTTGATTTCATAGTCGCGGCCTTTTACAAAACCCATGTCTCTGAGGCAAGGTAAGAGGGTTTGTTTCCAAACGGAAAGTCTTAGGTGATTGAGTCTATAACGAGCGATTAGGTGACGGGATTCTTTGGAGATCCAAGCGCGTGATATGATCGCTTTTATGACGAGATAGGTTTTACCGGATCTTGCACCGCCGTCGTAGCAGATTTCTTGGATATGAGGATCGGACCAATCTTCTTCAATCGCAAGGGATTGTTTTTCACTAAAGACCTTGGATCTTTTTTCAAATTGAAATTTCTTATTTTGTAAATTCTCCCGCTTCTTTGTCTTCAGGTCTCATCGTCCCGCCGATCAGCTTTTCAATCGTTCCGGGCTTCTCACCGACTCCTGAGACAATTTGAATGTTGACCGTTGCTTTCTCGTTTCCGTTTCCGGACTCTTGCCTTATAGTTTCCGGCAAATTGAGGGATCGGAGAAGCTCGCGGGTAAGTAGATTTCGAGATTTTAATAGGAGTGAAATTTCCATATTCGAGGTTTCAGAGTCATAAAGCTTTTCCCGCAAAAGGTCCAGGTACTGAGTCGCTTCCTGATTCAAACGTGCTAGCGCCGTGACCTTATCCGTCAATATTTGCACCGCGAATTCTTCCCTCAAATTTCCTACAATTTCCTCACGGTCCTTTGTCCAAGCCCGTCTTTGAACGAAGTTGTCTAAAGTCTTGTAGGAAATTTTAAATTTCCTACAAATATCTTCCCGTTTTTGTCCTCTAAGATATTCGCACCGTATGAGTTCTATTTTTTCTTCGGAAAGTGCGTTATATGAAACCTTTTTCTTAGGTTCCTTTGTTTTTTTTGGAAAAGATCTCTTCCCCACCTTTTTTTTCGCGACCGCCATTTGTAAAAATTTAGTGTCTTATTCTTAATCGTACAAAAAGTTTTCTTTCTTCTTTATTAAGCAAGTTTCCTGGCAAAACTTTGAAGATAGTTCTTTGCTTCAGTGCACGAACGAGAATCCAAATCGATTCCAAAAAATCGTCTTCCGTTTTTAAGTGCGGCCTTCCCTACCGTCCCCTCCCCTACAAACGGATCAAAAACAAGTCCGCTGTATGGACTGCCTGCTTTGATACAAATTTCAAAGAGTTCCTCGGGTCCGACCGCCGTATGACGGTTATGGGAATTCGGGGTTGCAATTTGCCAAACCGATCGTCTGCGCGCTGTGAAGTCCTGATTTTTGATTTTGTTTTTGATGATTCTGTTTTTTACGTTTGTCGGATCTTCCGCGCTTGTAAGGGAAAAGTTTTTGAGGCTGTGCGTTTTTTCGAGGGAATGCTCATTCACCCCCATTGCTTTTAAAAGTGATTTTGGGTTTTGATTTTCGTGATGGATTCCGTTTAAGGGAACGACAATCGACTTGAAATCAAAGAAATACCTCTCCTTATCTTTTACGAAAAACAAAACATACTCGTGCGAGTTTGTGAATCTTTTCGTAACGGATTCCGGCTTGCAAGACCCCCGATTTCCTTCTTTCGTCGTAATCGATTTGGCCCACACAATTTCTTGAATAAAATGGTATCCGATTCGACTCATCATCCGCACAAATCCGGATGGAATACAAAGTGCCTGCCCGTCTCGAAACGTGTCCCCTATATTGACAAAGATTGTCGCAGAATTTCTTAAAAGCGGACGAACTTCTAAAAATACTTTTCGAAGATTTTGTAAATAGTCCTTCGATTTTCTTTCTCTTCCTATCTCCATTTTCAAATTCAAATCGTCCTTATCAAGATACGTCCTTTTTTGAAAATACGGTGGTGAGGTCACAACCGAATCCACTTGACCTATATATTCCTTTGTCTCTTTCAAGGTGTGAATGATTTGAGCCGCATCGCCGTGGAGAATTTCAAAACTCATACAATTTTCTCCTGACAGAAAAGCGCAATTGACTCGAACAAATTATTCGAACACTTCCATTTCCCTGACTCAATTTCTGCTAAATACGACTGCGAATATCCTAACGCCTGTGAAAGCTGAAACTGTGTAAGACCGGCATCCTTCCTAAGTTTTTTAATTCTCTCTGCGGTTTCCAGATTTTCGTTTTTAAAGGTTTTGTTAAAATATTCGGACTTTGCGGCATCGATACATTCTTTTACGACTGTTTTGAATTTCCCTCGCCACTCATAATTGAGATTCCTTCCGGAGACTTGGAGGATAAAGTTTTCGTCGGACAGACCGCTTAAATTTACTCTGAGGCCCTTAATTTTCTTCTTCGCCCAAAGCTCAATTACGGTTTGTATGGTTTCGTCTTTTGTAGATCCGTTTCGAATTTTTTTCAGATCGGATTTGAGTGTTGCGACTGCTATGCCTGTCTTTGAGGAAATTTCATTTAACCTTGTTATGGTTATTTTCTCACAGGTCAAAAATTCGGGACAAAACTCTTTATATATCTTGATCCTTGTTTTGTGACCTAATTGTTTTTTTAATGTATTTCGTCTAATTAAATAACTTAGCTCGTCTTCCGGATTTACTTTGTATCCGTCGATTTGCTTCCATCCAAGCAGTCTTACGGCCTCTATTCTATGCTCACCCGATAGACAAAGGTAGTTGTCATTTCGAAAATCGTATTTTACGGATATGGGTTCGTGTAATCCTTCCTGTTGTATATTATTTGCTAATTCTCTAATATATTCCGGTTCTTTTTTTTCAAATAACTCCTTATTTTTTTCGTGATACTTTATCTTGTGAATCGGTATCTGCTCTATTTTTAAATTAGTTTTGATTACGTGTAAAAATTGGCGTTCTTGCATACCCCCTTGTTATTTTTTCGTATTTAAAAGAGTCCTTTCGTTTTTTTAAATTCCTTGAAAATAATTAAGGACTGTCCCCTTTTATCAATCAACAAAACCTTTTATTCTTTTTTGCGAATGTAGTTTAACAAAAAAGAATTACGGGGGTTATTTCATTCTCCCCGCGTTAGTTTTCAGATTTGATTTTATAACCTCCTTATTTTAAGCCGCTTCGCCGTTTTTCCAAACTCTCGTTTTTATGGGTCTGTAGTTTGTCTTTTTGGTATATACGTATTTTTGTACGGAATACTCCACTCCTAACGGCGCGCTTTGTTGCAGATCCAACGCCTTTTCGATCGCTTTTTTTAAACCTTCGTTTCCCGTAAAACATTCATGACCGGCCGCTCCCCAAACCCTGGGGGAATTATTTTGAGGGGCTATGTGTTTGTAGATATGATATTCTATTCGTTGGTCCATACTAACACTTTACGCCACGTCGTCATAGCCCTTTTGGGATTTTAGTATTCGAATTGCATCCATATATCTGATTGCATCACGGCGGTTCATATATAGATGTTCTTCGTCCTTTTCTCTTACAAAAAACGTATTTGTTTCTTCTAAGGGTTTTCGAACTTTATATTCTTTTTCTTTCTCGTACGAAATCGGTTCTAGTACATTTTGGTTGGTTAAATTTAAATGGCTCATGCAACACTTTCCTTTGAATTTTCTTTCCCATTTTCAATTATTGTTTTTTTAATTTCTGAGTTTTGAATAAGACCCGGATATATTTCGTTTACGAATTTTTCGAAAAGGATCTTTTTCGTTCCTTCGTATTTTAGAGGATCTGAGTTTTGTTCGTAATATTCTAATTGGGGTTTGAGTAACTTAGTTTTACCCCATACTAAAAAGCATTTGTAGGGATCTAAGTCCTTTATCTCTATTGGTTTGTCTGGCATCGGTTTTCTCTCATTGAATTTGGATAGATTTTGTTTTTCAGTTCGCATGATACTTTTTTCAGCTCGTCTTTCTTCTCTTACAAATAACCTGGACCAAAACTTAAATACGGATTCGGGACTTACCGACTGTTCATACCAAAACTTGGAATCTTGTTTTCTCAGTTGGATGAGTATCTTGATCTTGCTTTCGATAACGTTCCATTCTCCTTTAGAAAATTCAAAGAGTAAGTTGAGTGCTTTTAGTTCCGAGGCCGGTTGTCCCATTGCGCTTCCGTGTTCCTTTAAATAGTAGTCTTGGAAGTTAGTTAGCCAAGCAGCCGGGAATTGAAATCGCGGATTCTCTTTTTGTTTGTGCTGATCTTGATTGTGTTCTTCTCTGCGCGCTTGTGCGGGCGGGCGGTACTCTCTAGAAGCATTTAGTATTTGTGAAGAGAGTACTTGTTTTGATAGTCTTTGGTATATAGTATTTGGTAGGGTTTGATTTTCCGGGCTTGGATTTACCGCGACTGGATTTTCCAGGTGTGGGTTTCCCTGTAGTGGTAAATCAATTCTATGATTTTCTTCTTTCTGAATTTTTATTTCTTTTTCTATTAAAAGTTCCTTTTGTTCTTCTCTGTGCGCTTGTGCGGGCAGGCGGTACTCTCTAGAAGCTTTTAGTATTTGTGAAGAGAGTACTTGTTTTGATAGTCTTTGGTATATAGTATTTGGTAGGGTTTGATTTTCCGGGCCTGGATTTACCGCGACTGGATTTTCCAGGTGCGGGTTTTCCTGTAGTGGTAAATCCGGTCCTGGATTTTCCACTACAGGACTTTTTATTTCTTCTTCTGCAAAAAGTTCCCCTTGTTTCAATTCCTCCTTTTTAGAACGGTTCGGTATAGACTCAACGTCTGGCTTTTGAGATTCTTCGAAAAAGTACCATCCCGATTCAAATTTACCGGTTATAGTATTTCGAGTTTTTCGGTACTCCGCATAGCCAAAGGCAACTAACTCCTTAAATCCGGATGAGATACTTGACTCTTTGTCGGATTTCAGTCTAGTCATCCCTTTTACGGACATCCTCCAGTTATCCGGGTAACGTAAGGCTAATAACAGGATCGCCGTTGCCTTCAGGCTTAAGCGTCTGTCGTCTATAAAATGATTTTTGACTACGGTAAAGTTTCGGTCTTTTGGTACCCGATATACTCTTTGATTCTCATTCATAGATTAAACTCTTATTATGCGGCTTCGTGATTTCGGTTAGAGGCTACTTGCAAATAACGGGAAAACGGAATGTCTAATCCCCGTTTTCCTTCTTGTTCCCACTTCGTTTCGATATAGTCGAGAACTCTCTCGACCTCAGTTACGGAATGCGAATAGTAAAATAGATTCCCCCTATCTAAGAAACTAAGGCCTAGCTCCCCTACTCCGATTCGGATTTCAAAGTCGGGTATTTTTAAGTTTTTGTACAATCCGAGATCTGTAGGTTGTATCCGAAAATCCTTCTTATATAACAATATTTCGATTCTTGCTTTATTCCGAATCCTGAACCGGTCTACTAGATCCGGATTGTTTGCCTCAATTGGTTCCAACTATTTTTCCTCGTTAGTGATTTTTTTGTTCTTTTTCTTTTTATAGATGGGCTCACTCTCTTTCTTTATCATCACACGATCGATTTTTCAAAGTTCGTATCTTGGATGACCCATTTCTGTTCCGACTCTGTTTTGTTCGGATCTTTACAGTGAGTTATCTTTGAATACCCGAACAAATTCAGATTCTTTAAAATCTCATTCGTCTCGTTGCGGTATTTCCAGTGTATTGAGAAAGTTCTTTACGGAATAATTTGCCTGCGGCCTTAGATACAGTGCGTTGTAGAGTAGTCCCAGCTCGGCTGGCCCAAGCCTCTTATCATTCAAGAAAGCGCTGTCCACGCCAAACTGTTCGTTTATTTTATCTGTGTAGTAACTTCGAATCGCCCGGAGCTTTTTCATACGGCTACCTCCAAGATACGGTTAGAATTTTTAATT